AGGTTTAAGTCAAACCATTTCAATATTTTATATCTCCATTTCATATTGTCTAATTAAGGGATTATAATATTTAATTTTAGATTTATCAAAAGACTTTAAAGCTTGAGATACCCATGCTTTGTCTACTGTATTATTATAACATAGTATATGACATACTGCAGTCTCAACCGGATTAAGTCTTAATAACCTACCAATCCTTTGAGATGTCTTTCTTTCATTACCATATGCATGCATAATAATACCAGACTTTAGTCCAGGTATTGTTACACCTTCTGATAATTGTAGCACACATGATAGCTTATCAATTCTACCATCAGAAAATAATTCTAAGTTTCTAATAGAATTATTATTTTTAGAGTGATAACTATGACTGCATATTCTATCAGCTTGGGCTTGCGTATTTGCAAATACAATACATTTATTATCCATATTTGCTATAAGAGACTTTACGTATGACTCTTTACTTCTATATTCCATAATAGATCTCATTCTCATTATGGAAGTAAACTGTCTGTCTTTTGGTTTTACTGCTTCTAAAAATCTTTTAGTAACATATTCATAGTCTTTCTTCTCAGAACTATACCAGTAAGTACCATCTTTCTTTTTCTTAGGTAGATTTGTAACTCCTGACAACTCCAACTTATGTACTATAATTTTATAGTCATTAAGTATTTTACTATCAGTTGCATCATCTACAGAAAATTCATATTTAACAGGACAATACTTTTGTACCATTCTGTATTTCTCTGAACCTTTTCTTTTAGGTGGTGTACCAGTAAGACCAACAATCTTTCTCTTGAAGTTATCAAGAAAAGGTGTGTGGCTTTCTAGAAGACTGTGACATTCATCCAAATAAACTACATCAAAGCTGTCTGGATTATGTTTGTTTATAGATCTATAAGTACTAAAAGTTATATGTTGTAATAATTCTTCACAACCTATCTTTTTTGCTTCTTCAATCCATGTCTGTATAATAGTAATCTTTGGTGCAACTACAAGGAACTCAGAAAAACTATTTATATGTTCAAGCATATGCTTGTATGCTATTCTAGTCTTCCCAACTCCCATGGATATACCAAGACTACATCTATTATTAGCGTGTAATATATTTAATGCATGATTTTGTACTTCTTCTCTATTCATTTTTATAATCTTTATTAGCAGCATAAGATCCTAATATTTGATTTTCATATTCTAATCTTAATACTTCATCAAATAATCCATCATATCTCATTCTAATATCAAATAATGTATCTCTTGTTTCTATAATTTGAACATTTAAATCTACAATTTTAGATCTTTCTTTTTTATACTGTATGCTTAATACTATTAATACTATTATTAATACACCTATTATTGTATTTCTACTTATCATAATTTAAATATTTCTTGATTGTGAAAATCCTAATTCTTTTGAATCAATTGGATTATTTTCTATCCAGGTGTGACAATTTCTACACACAGGAAGCCATGTATCTATATCTAAATGATAGATTCCACGGCCTCTCATGTGGTGCACGTCAGTAGCTACGAC